CACAGTTACAGTTGGCTCAGGTGGGGCGGGTGCAACAACAAACTCCGCGCCTGGAACAAACGGCACAAATTCCGTTATTAGCGGCATTTCAGTTACTGCTATTGGCGGCGGTGGTGGCGGCTCAAATGCTGCTGGGCAAGGTAGTTCTGGTGGTTCGGGTGGCGGCGGCTCTGCATCAGGTTTAGCAGGCGCAGGAACAACAAGTCAAGGTAATGCAGGCGGCGTTGGAAATACTGGGCCATCAGGCGGCGGTGGTGGCGGCGCAGGTGCGGTTGGTGGAGCTGCTGCTGGAGGCGGTACTGGCAACAATGGTGGTATCGGTGTTCAATCTAGCATCACAGGATCATCTGTATATTATGCAGGTGGTGGCGGCGGGGCAAGTGGAGGCACTGGTGGATCAGGTGGTGGTGGCGCTGCGGGATCGCCTGGCGTGGCAGGAACTGCAAACACAGGCGGTGGCGGTGGTGGTGGCGGCAATGGCGGTAACGGTGGATCGGGTATTGTAATTATTTCTTACCTTGGGGTGCAGCGTGGCACGGGCGGCACAATTACATCAAGCGGTGGGTACACGATTCATACTTTTAACAGTTCCTCAACCTACAACGCTTGAGAATAATTATGAGCAATTATGCAAAAGTTTTAAACGGTTTGGTTTTAGAAGTTATTGTGGCTGACGCAGATTTTATTAAAACTTTTAAAGACACAAACCCTGGCACATGGTTGCAGACTAGCTACAACACCCGTGGCGGCGTTCATTACGGCCCAGACGGTCAACCTGATGGCGGAGTGGCGTTTAGAGCTAATTACGCAGGCATTGGTTACACCTACGATTCTGTTAACGATGTGTTTTATGCACCACAACCGTATCCTTCATGGACGATTAGCGCACCGATATGGGAATGGCAATCGCCTGTTCCTTATCCAACAGACGGTGGTGAGTACACTTGGGATGAGGCAACATTATCTTGGGTAGCAATTGATTAACTTTATTGCCGTATTGTTTCTTTTGCCATTGGTACTGCTATGCAGCGTGTGGCTTATTCCGTGGGCAATTTACGCAATATTTAAGGGTAAATGATGGATTGGCAGAATTTCATAAACATAGGTGCTGGCGCTGGTTTAGGCGTTATAGGTTGGTTCGCTCGCCAATTGTGGGATTCTGTCAAAGAATTGAAATCTGACATTGCCGACCTAAAACTTCATGTGAGCGACGCTTACGTTAAGAAATCAGAAATGGACACTCTCAAATCAGAAATGGACAAACGCTTTGACCGCGTTGAGATGCTGCTCGACCGTTTGTTCGATAAACTTGAAGCAAAGGCTGACAAATAATGTTTCCACTTATGGATATTCTCGGCATTGGCATGAAGGTGCTAGACAAGTTTTTTCCCGATCCTGAACAAAAAGCCAAAGCGCAATTAGAACTAATGCAGATGCAGCAAAATGGCGAACTCGCCAAGATGCAAGCCGATATGCAAGAGCAAGGCGAACTCACCAAGCGTCAAGAAAACGACATGAGGTCTGACTCTTGGTTAAGTAAAAACATTCGCCCTATGACCCTTATAGCAATCCTGACGGGCTACTTTGTGTTTGCCATGCTGTCAGCGTTTGATATCGAAACCAATCAGAAGTACGTTGAGTTGCTTGGTCAATGGGGGATGCTTATTATGTCCTTTTATTTCGGCGGTAGAACGCTTGAGAAGATTATCGACATGAAAAGCAAAACGCCCGAAAAAAGCGATAAGTAATGGCGACAGCTAAAAAACCTGCGGTTAAACGAGCGCCAGTAAAACGGGTTGCAAAGCCTGCGCCTGTGAGAAACCCAGACTTTACCGACAAGGTTGTTGATCTCATCAAGTGGGTGGACAGCCCGTTTAAATTGATCTCGGTGGTGCTAATTGCGTTTGTTGCGTTTGCTGGCTACTTTGCTTGGGATTCACGGCAGGTCATTCTGGGTGCAATTAGTAGTAAGAAGACTGAACTCAAAGAGCCGTTGTTGGTTGAGGCTATTTCCAAGTCTTTGATTTACGACCTGAGCGCAGATGTGGTGGTGGTTAACTCTGTCAATCTTCAGTCAAACAGTCGCACAACTATCTTAGCAATGAGCAATCAGGGGCGTGAAAAATCGCTTGAAGGCGTAATCAACGCTTTGTTTACCAGTTCGCCCGAACGCAACCGTGCAGTCATTACGATGTTTCAAGGCGAGGTGCATTGCGAGGCGTTTGTACCAAGCTCAAAACTCGGTGAGTACGCTGTCAAGCATGGCGTGACGTATATGTGCCGTGGCGCTGTACCGCCAGAACAGGGGCGCTTTGTAGGCTACATTGCGGTGGGTTTTAAGATACCCCCTAAAGATATTATTCAAGCCAAAACCCGAATTAACTTAGCAAGCACGGAGATGAGTAAATGATTAGCAATTGGGATCAAGCGTTTAAACAGATGCTCGCCTCAGAAGGCGGCTTCACTGATGATGAGCGTGATAACGGCAACAAACTACCAGACGGGCGTAAAGGTTCGACCATGCTTGGCGTGACTCAATTCAATTGGGAACAGCACGTTGGACACCAAGTTACGCACGATCAAATGCGTAAGCTAACCCCTGCTGACGTTGAACCCTTGTACAAAAAGAAGTATTGGGACGTTGTGAGGGCTGACGAGCTGCCAAGTGGAATTGATTATTTAGTGTTTGATTTAGGCGTAAACGCAGGCCCTGGTCGTTCCATCAAATTATTGCAAGCTGCGGTTGGTGTGCCTGCTGATGGTGGGTTTGGGCCAATGACAATGGCGGCGGTTCTTGCTGCTGACCCCGTAGAACTGATTGAGAAATTTAGTCAAAACAAAGAACATTTTTACCGTGGTCTTGATGATTTCAAAACCTACGGTACTGGTTGGCTAAATCGAGTTGCTGCGGTTAAGGTAAAGGCAACTTCGATGTTGGCTTAAAGTGCCTGTCGCAGTACACACAAAGCCCATCACGCAACGTTGTACAGACCTGACCGCAACCGTCGCAGACAAACTCTTTGGGATACTTGGTGCAACGTGACCAACGATACCAAACGAGTGTGCCAACCGTTGCGGCAGCGGCAGCATAAAACACAAACATCCAGTCCCATAGCGTCATCACCAGCCTCCCACACCCATGAGTACCGTTTGCTCTTTTGCGGCTCTCTCAGCGGCTATACGCATGGCTGGCGATAGTCTGTAAGCAGGTCTGTCAAACCTGTCGATCTTCTTGTCAATGTGGGTTAGGAATTTCTCAAGCAAAGCACGTTCGCCAGTTGGGGCAATACCGCCTAATTCGTGCGAACACATTGCAAGCGTAGCGGGTCGAGAGTCTGGCAACAAACCCTTGTGTCGCAGTTTTTCAGCAGCGGCTAGGTATAAATTAGATAAAGTCATTGTTGTCCCCAAGTAATTGTGTGGCACGATCAAGACCAACTTCTGTTTGAATCATTCGACGCAACCTGACAATTGTTTCAGCGTTTAGCAACATTCCCTCCATTAACGCTTTGTTAGATTCTTGCAACTGGCGTATCAGCTGCGCTGCCTCGGTCTGCTCTTGATGCGTCATAAAAAACCCGTTTTCAAGGTTTCTCAGGATTTGTTTCGGGCTAAGTGGGTTCATTTGTGCGTCTTGTCCAATGCGTAGAGTGCTATATGCAAGTGCGGATGCGTTGTGTCGTTGAACAGTACGCCTTTATCACCTATGTAGCCTACAGGCTTTAATTTAGCTAGATTGTCAGCAGCCTGGCGATACGCACAAGGGTTGTATTCAGCGTTGCAGCGACCACCGCAAGCCTCTTTAAACAGATGGATATAGTCGGCCTTGTTCATATCAGCACCCACCCCCGCCACCTTGCCCACCATATCCGCCTCGAACAACAGGCGTAAGCCACTGTTGCATATTTTCAGGGTAACGGTATTGCCCTTGCGGAATTTGCACCCCACCCCCACCCTTCACAAAGCACAACTGCAAATGATCTTTAATCATTTTCCACTGCGCCTTGGTTGGTTCTTTGCCGCCGTTCATTTCAACAAAGCCTTGCAGCCAATATGCAAATTGATCTTGATTCATAAGCGCAATCCAAACGGGTTGTGGGCGTGTTTAACAACGAGGTTTTCGTAATTATCTGAAGATTCTGTAGCAGTCGGTGCTTGTCGAATCGTGACATACACACAAGGTGAGCCACGCCTACCATCCCCACGTTTTTCAATCTTGTTATTGCGCTGAAGTTTGGCAAGTTGTGTGTAGATGCTGATCTTTTCAAGACCACAGTAATCAGCAATATCAACTGTTGTTTTAGGTTCAATGCAATACCGCAATATCTTTAATTCTGTAGACATATGTTCTCCATAAAAGCATCACATTAAGCCATCTAAACACAATGCACAAGAGGTATTTATCTTAGTGATTACCCGTACTTTTATTATTTGGACAATAGTATTCCCAAGGGTGGATAGCGTGTAGTTTCCCTACGCAGTCCAACTCGATCCATATTGTTTTATAACAGAACAATACCAATCCTACCGGAGTTAATGTTCAATCGAGTTAGAGTCTTGTCCCACCGTGTTCTCTAATCTTGTGCAGTACCCATTTAAGTCTGCGTGGCTTGCTGTCGGGTGTAGACCAGCCAATCTTTCTTGAGTACGGGCGATTTAACCCTATTAGATAACGCTCTCTGACGGTTATCAAAAGAAAATAAAAAGCCGTTTAAATCTGCATCTTGGTAGAAACCCCTAAAGCGGGGCAAGACACAGACTTAAACGGCTTAGTTGCTTTCTACGACAACAACTCAATTCTGCCACCGTCTTTCCGATGTGTCAAGGTCTAAAGCTAACCTAGTGAAACACGACCCTTATCATTGTTTGTTTCATGCTTGCTAAAGGCTTAATCAGTCTAATGCAACTCAGGCCAGATTTGTCGCCAGTTGGGGATTTCTTTTCTTGACCACTTACCGTTTGATTTCTTTTCAAGCTCGGCAGCCAACAACACTAACTTATCGCCAGGCAAACCATTGTTGCGCCATTGCGATACAGCTGGTGGACTGACACGGCAGAGCTTGGCTACAGCAAATGTGCCACCTAATGTTTGGATGATTTCTGTTGTATTCATGTAGCAATCTTAACATGATGTTTATTGTATGGTTTGACTTATCTGTTTAGATACCTTAATATCTATTTACTGACATACCCGTCAGGACAACATACAGGTGCATAAATGAATGAATTAGCAAAAGCATTAGTCAAGGCTCAGGCAGCAATGTCACACGCAGCCAAAGATAGTAAAAACCCACACTTTAAATCTGCATACTCTAGCCTAGCTAGTGTGATCGACGCTGTGCGGCCTGCTCTGTCGGCTAACGGTTTAGCCTTTGTGCAGATGTTGCATACGGCAGACGGTGGCGTTGCTGTCGAAACAGTCCTTATCCATGAATCAGGCGAACAACTTAGCTGCGGCACGTTGTTTATTCCCGCAAGCAAACAAGACGCACAAGGCTTTGGCTCGGCAATTACTTACGGTAAACGCTACGGTCTGCAAGCAGCACTCGGCATTGCGTCAGAAGATGACGATGGCACAGCTGCCGTAAAAGCACCTCCAAAACCAATTGAGAAACCCAAAGGCATTGAGTTAGACAACATTGTGGCTCAAATGGCATCAGCAGTAAGTTACGAAAGCCTAAAAGACATATTTAGAGCAGCATGGACTATTTGCTTGAAAGAGCAACAAATTCCGTTGAAGGCTGCATACGATCAATTTAAAGCAAACTGGGAACAACAATAATGGCAAACGATCTTAACCGTTGCGAGTTTATTGGGCGCTTGGGCAAAGACCCTGAAGTACGTTACACCGCTGACAGTAACGCAATCTGTAATTTCTCTATTGCTGTCGGTTACAAGACCGCAACGAAAGAAACGACAGAATGGGTCAGGATCACGGTGTTTGGTAAGTTGGCAGGAATATGTGCCGATTACCTAAAGAAAGGCTCACAGGTCTTTGTGGCGGGTCGTATGACTACTCGCAAGTGGCAGAACAAAGATGGTGTCGATCAATACACAACTGAGGTGGTTGCTGACCAGATGCAAATGCTAGGTGGTCGGCCTGCGGAGGATGCACCGCCAGTTGCTACGCCTGCCAAACCAAAGTCTGACGCTTACCGCCAAATTAAAGAGGGGATTGTTGTGCCTCTTGATGAAATGATCGACGATGTGCCGTTCTGATGACGCAGACGGAGGAGGCAATACTGATTTCTTGGCGCATCCAGCAATGGTACGAAGGCATGGTTCTCGACCAAAGAGCCATGCAAGACGTACAGGACGCAATTGAGATGCTTAAAACATTAGCTAAACAGGTGAACAAATGAAAATTAGCCAACCAGCTTTCCCAACATGGTTAGAAACCGACAATATGGCGCATGGTATGTCATTGCGAGATTACTTTGCGTCAGCAGCAATGCAAGGTTATATGGGCTATAGCAAAGCCTCAATGACCCTCGATGAAGTTGCCGCATGGTCTTATAAAGTTGCCGACGCTCTTTTAAAAGCGAGGGAAGCATGATTATTAAATCGGCAGATTCAGAATCAGGCCATTGGTATGCGGCTGACGGCTCACCAGCTTACCGTGTCATTGGCAAAAACGGCAAAGAACGCAACACAACGGTTCGGGACGCACGGGAACGCAACCTTGTACCGTCAGTCACTACGGTCTTGGGATTGGTTGCCAAGCCTGGGCTTAATACTTGGTTGCAACAACAGGTCTTACTGGCTGCGCTGACCTTGCCACGCATTGCTGGCGAAACAGAAGAAAACTGGCTAGAACGGGTTATGTCCGACTCTAAGTCTACGGGTCGTGACGCTATGGATCGTGGAACGATGATGCACGGCGTACTTGAACGGTTTTATCGTGGCGAACAAGACGATTATCCTGTGTATGTTGACCAAGTTGATGCGGCAATCCGTATCCACTTTGGGCATGACCAACAATGGGAGGCAGAACGCTCGTTTGCCTATGAGGGGTTTGGTGGCAAAGTTGATTTAATTGCTGAAAATATTGTGATCGACTTTAAAAGCAAAGACAAACTCGACAAGGTTGTGCCGTACCACGAGCAATTGATGCAACTGGCTGCCTACCGTGTTGGTCTTGGCAAACCAACCGCCAGGTGCGCCAATGTGTTTTTTACTGCTGACGGTGATGTAAAACTGATCGAACATTCAGAGGAGGATTTAGCCTCTGCATGGGATTGTTTTCAGTATTTACTAGCGTTCTACAAGCGTAAAAACAACTTATAATAAATTGCGGGGAAAGCCGTGTCCCTCACACTCCTTGTTCAGCGAGTACCCGCACCTTAAACAAAAATACAACACTTAGGGTTTATCCCTATAAATAACGCTTGCATTGATTGTTTAGCTATCTTAATATTTGTACATGGCAACAACGCCATACACCACGACAAAAGGTACATAAATGAACAAGCAAACATTCCTCGACAAAACAATCGTTCACATGGGCGAAGTTTGGAAAATTATTGGTGTTGGTACACAAACAGAGCAAAACACTTTTTGCCTTTTGCTTAATTTGCACCGTGGGCGCACTCAAAAAAATGGTTTTTGTGGCGCACAAATCAATGATTGGATTGATACAGAAGTTTTAAAAGCAGCAAAATAACCCACGGGGCGCAAGCCCCATCACCACGAAAAAAGGTACATAAATGAAAACCTCATACATACAGCTAACAGACGAAGGCAAGCGCCAATTAATGCGTGAACTTAGCCTTGAACTTACCGATAAAAAGATTGCCGAATTGATGGATCAATTTGCTGATGGCGTAAAAACAGACAGCAACGGCGAACCGTACATCAAGATTGACCGTGACGATGTGCTGATGTGTGCTGTGCCAATGTATACCCATTTCATTGACATTAACCACATTGAAACCGTGACAGCAAACGAGGAAGATTATGAATAAGCGTAACTGGCCTTACGGCACGGACATGAGCGAACCAAACTGGACGGGTCGCACGGTTCGCCAAATGCGTGATTACAAACGACCTGATGACCGTATCCCACCAGTTGCGTGGGTATTGGGTTTGTTAGCATTGGCGTTAGTGTTTGGTTTCTTTCCACTTTTATCTTTGGTGATGCTATGAACCAAGTTGCTCGCAACACCGATCCCTCAACCAGTTGGGCTGCTGCCGACTCTGCAAAGGCTTTAGCGGCTCAACACGCCACGATTATTATCCAAGCCTTATGCAAGTATGGGCCTCAAGGAAAAGATGGTATAGCCACGATTACGGGACTTGATGGTAATCAGGTTGCCAGGCGGCTTAGTGAATTAGAACGCAATCATGAAATTCTGTTAACTGGTCGCAACGTGCAAAGCAAAAGTGGTCGGGCCGAGAGGGAATGGAAAGTGATGCCTAAACAGATGGATTTGATATGAATTTAGATTTATTTTTGGAGGAACGGGTAATCCCGCAATCCGCTAAAAATATGAATTTGCGTATTGTTGGGGTTGATTACGCTATGGAAAAGAACGCTGAATGGCATAGTCGTTTGCCTGTTACCTCACATTCAAACATGGTTAGAAACGCACATAAAATATTTTTTGGTGCTGAATACGAAGATCATTGTTTTGCCGTAGCAATGTGGACAGATCCAGTAGCAGCAAACCGTATGAGTAAAGATTACGTTTGGCTTGAGTTGCGTAGACTTGCTATTGCAGACGATGCTCCACGATTTACGGCAACTTGGATGATTGCAAAAATGATTAAACAAATAAGAAAACAATTTCCAGATGTAACCAGGTTGGTTTCTTATCAAGACACGGAAGTACACAACGGTACGATATATGCAGCGGCAAATTGGAAAAAAGACACGGTTAGCAAGTTTCAAGAGTGGACTACTGGAAACCGTGAGCGTAATGCTATTCAATCAAAATCAGACAAAATTAGATGGGTGTATGAATTATGAGCTACATCATTGGAAACTTACCGCCAATTAAGTGCTTTGTGCGGCGAGAGTATTTGTACAATTTTGAAAAAGGCCACGGTGAGCTCGAGCCTGCCATTTGGGTGAGCATCAAAGCAATTCGAGGGCAAGTGTTTCGCATTGAGAGCCTGTTGCCACGCTACGGCGCTTTGTACGACAAACTACCTATTCAGGCTTATGTGTGGCACATTGATAGTCGTGCTGATTTACCGTTTGATGTATTGCAATTATGGGATTGCATGGGGTACAGGTTCACAGTCCATGAAAAAATCGGTTTGCGTAACCTTGGGGTGAAATTCCTAGGCAAAGATAAAGTTTGGCATTTTGGTGAATATTTGTTTACCGTAGACTTTTGTGCCGATGGTATGGATGTAGACACAGGATTTACTGAAGTTGCTGAAGAACACAAATCATTTAACTTTATCCGGTTGGATAATGGTCAATTTGCAGCGCAGCCTAATAACCGATGCCTTTGGTACGATCAATCTTTAATACCGGCAAAAACTGACTTTCCAGACTTTCAAGCATCACGCCACATTTGGACTGTAGACGGGTCACGCAAATGGTCAGCTGGTGATGATTGGTTCTACGACATTGGGGAACGGAATGAGTGAATACTCGCCGCACCCAGCAATCGAATACATTTGGGACAATGCGCCAGCATATGCCAAAGCAAAAGGCGAACTGGCGCAACTGGAGGCGTTCAAGTCAAGCCTAAAAGCTATTCTGATGAAGGAATCAGGAGAAACTAGCATTGGAGGCCAAGAACGAGAGGCGTATGCCAACCCAAAGTATCAAACCCATTGCGACGCAATTGGGGCAGCAACTGAGCAGGCCGAGTTGCTTAAATGGCGTATGACAAGCGCACAGATGCGATTTGATGCCTGGCGCACCGAGCAAGCCAGTAACCGACAAATTGATAAACTGGTAAAATAGATTACCGCAGCAACTACCTTTAGCGGGGGAAAAGACGATTCATCACCGTCCTGTTGCTGCACTTCCGTGATGACTTTGCCTAGATGAGGTGAATTATGAATACTCAAGAATCGCTTAAAAATTTGTTTTATTACAAAGATGGCAATTTGTATTGGAAAAACGACAACAAAGCAAAAAAAATAAAAGACAAAATTGCTGGTGATATAGGATCAACTGGTTATATATCTATATCAAAAGACAGAAAACGGTATCTTGCTCATAGGTTAATTTATTTGTTTCATCATGGGTATTTACCTAAATATGTAGATCACATTGATAGAAACAAAACAAACAACAAAATTGAAAATTTAAGACCTTGTACGTTGCAAGAAAATTCATTTAATCGTATAGGTTGCAAAAAAAATACATCTGGATTTAAAAATGTTACTAAACATAAAACAACAAATAAATGGCAAGTGCATTTTACAATTAGCAAAAAATGTGTATATGTTGGTCTTTTTGATAGTTTAGAAGTAGCAAATTTAATGGCAATTGAATACAGAAAAAAATATCATAAAGAATTTGAATGTAGCGAGATAACCAAATGATCGACTATTCTGAAAGCCTAATTAAACTTAAAGCAATGTTGCATCAATACCAAAAACTTGTATTGCAGGGCAAATATGACGCAGCTGCTGACGTTGCCGTAGATATGCAAATTGTGGTGGTTGATCTTCAAGAATGGACTGAGGCTCAAGTTGACCAAAGCGCAACGTAAGCATTATGAGAAACTTGCAGAACTAGGTTGTTCGTTGTGCCGACACTTAGGTTATGGGGAAACGCCGACCCACATTCATCACATACGGCGATTAGGAATGAAACGTGAAAATGCGCCGGTTATACCGCTATGCCCAAATCATCATACCGGCAATGATGGGGTACACGGACTGGGCAAAAAGGCGTTTGCTGAAAAGTATGGAGTTACTGAAGAAGATTTATTAGCCCAGACCGAGGCGCTTTTGTGATTGCTACCCTCCAGCTGCCGCTACCGCCATCAATGAATACTTATTGGCGCAATTTCAGGGGCAGAACAAT